CGTGGGAGCAGCAGCATCGAGATACTTGTCACCAAGGGCCTTGTGACGGGCCATGTTGGTTTCCATGTAGGCCTTGTAATTGGCTTCTTGACGGTCATAGGCATCTTTGAGGTACTGAACAAGGTCATCGAAGGAATAGCAAATCTCACGGTTGATATTGCCTTCTTCGTCGCAAGCATAATACTCTTGAACACCAGGAATGAAGGGAATACCTCCGTTAGCAAGGCGGTGCTTTTCGAGCTTTGTAAAATCAAGGGTGCGAAGATGGGCGGGGTCACCAGGGTTCTTTGCATAAGCCTCAGCAATACATGATCGGACTTTGAGAGTCATCCGACGAGTAAGAGCATTTGGCTGAGTCATGTAGTTGTTAGAAACCTTGTGAGAGTTGGAACTAATGAGAATTGCACGAGGAGCGAGATACATCTTCGACTTGTCTTGGACGGAGGACATGTGAGCGTGGTATGGGGTATTGTCCCCCAATTTGAGCCATTCGAAAGGTTCACGATCTTCAGCTTCGGGCTTCATTTGGAGAGCATCGTTGTATATGAAGATCGGGACATCCATGCGAACACCATCCCAGAAGTCATTGATAGACTCCCGGACGTGGATGTAAAGCATGAAATTGTCACGAACAGCTTTGATCATCTCGGGTTCACGTCGGTAAATGTGGTACAACAGACGGGAGGCAATCTCGAGCGTACAGTAACTTTTTCCGGTGCCAGGAGGGCCAGACATGAAAAGGTAGATCGGAGTCTGACGGGGCATTGACTCGACACCAGAAGCGTCAACAACTGCAAGAGCTTTTTCGAGTCGTTTGAGCAACTCGGAAATCACAGCATTGACGCGACGGGACTCGGAATCGGAACGCTTTTCGCAGAGTAGAGCAACTCCGCGATTAAGCATGGACTTCAGATCACGAGCGACTTCAGGTTTGAAGTCCTTGGCAGGATCAAAACTGGAGAGGCGAGGAAGAACAGTCTTAACCCAATCATCGACGGTGGCAATGTCGGTTTTCATGAGTTCAATTTCAGTCACACCGGTCCAGAGCTTGTACTTGAAATACAAACTTCGGAGCGACTCGGTAATCCAGGAGGCGAATTCAGTCATGCCTTTGGAAGCACGATCAAAATTGGAGAAACATTGAAGAGCTTCGTGCATCTGCTTCGCTGTGGGAGCGGCGGAGACGGTCCAATAGGACATGATGGTAACAAAAATGCGGGCAAGAGTATCAACAGTGCCAGGGCCTTGGAGCTTCTGATGGGCTTGGTGAGAACACCAGTCGCTAAAATCACCAATGAGGTGGAAGGCCTGTTGGAAAACACCAAAGTGCCACAAAAGGAAAATGAGCAGACACGAGGTGAGGGCAATAAGAGGGCCGGTGGGC